AAGTCACCCTGCACAAAGAAACGTAAGATCTTTGTTAGAAACTCTTGCTCTTGTTTGCTCAGCTTCTTATAGTCTTTAACATCTTCCGTTAAAGGAACTTCGCTATGCAACCAGTGACTTTGCTCATGTTGTAGCCATGCGTCATACGCCCAAGGGAAGGAGAATGGGCGAAATACTACGCTCTCTTTTGTTAGGTCGGGTTTTTGTTTCATATCTATCCTTATTCGCAAGCCAAGCAGGTGTCACCATCTGCAATTTGTTTCAAATCAATTTCATCCTCAATACGTTGGCGTTTAATTTGAGCACCAACTTTATCAGCTTTACGTACCTTGTCACTACGCAAATAATAAAGAGATTTCAAACCACTACGCCACGCTAAAAAGTGAACGCTATGCAAATACTTCACAGACACGTTAGCAGGGAAGAACAGGTTGACCGACTGTCCCTGATCAATATACTTCTGACGATCTGCTGCAAGCTCAACCAACCATCGCTGATCAATCTCCATTGCTGTCTTGTACACTTCCTTCAGCTTCTCAGACACGTCCAGATGTTGGATAGAACCATCGTTGCTAATGATGGATGCCCATGTGTCGTCATCGTCCATACCAAGCTTGTCAAGCTCAGCTTTGAGGAAACGATTCTTGTACACGAACGCACCAGATAATGTATCCTGACGGAATACATTAGCGCGATAAGGCTCGATTGATGGGGACGTATTGCCCATAATCAAGCTGCTGCTGGCATTGGGAGCAATAGCAGTCCAATGGCTGAAGCGACGACGAATACCACTGAGATGCGCGTCAGGGCATTCACCTCGTGACGCAACCAAGATAGAGTCACCAATCGTACATTGGTTGTGTATGTGTTTGAAGATTTCATTGTTGTAACTCTTAGCCAATACACCATCAAGGGCAACACCCTTCTTCTGCAAGAAAGCATGGAAGCCTAGTGTACCAATACCGATGCTACGTTCCATGATAGCGCTGGCACGAGCACGAGCAATAGTGTCTGGTGCATTGTCAATGAAATACTGAAGCACGTTGTCAAGCATCTCCATAACGTCCAGAATAAATTGCCTATCTTTTTTCCATTCATCATAGTATTCCAAGTTCAGTGAAGACAAGCAGCACACGGCTGTACGTTTCTCGTTTGTTGGCAAGAAGATTTCGGTGCAAAGATTACTACCATTAATCTTCAGACCTTTGTCTTTCAACCAAGACGGTAAAGCTTTGTTAGCTGTGTCAATGTAGATGAGGTAGGGTTCACCAGTCTGCATACGCAACTCAAGAATCTTTTGCCACAAATACTTAGCTGACACTGTCTCAACCACTTCACCATTGGCAGGGTTGACTAGGTTGAAGCTATCGTCAGCGTTGTCATCTTTCATACATCGCTCAATGATGTTCATGAACTCGTCAGTGATGTTGATGCCGTGATGCAAGTTTAATGTACGCACGTTCTGATCACCAGTGGGCTTACGCATCTCCAAGAACTGAATGATATCGGGGTGATGGATGTCAAGGTAGGCAGCATAGCTACCACGGCGTGTACGTCCTTGACGGTAGGCCAATGAACTAGCATCGTAGATTTTCAAGTGAGGCATTACACCTGTACTCTTGTCGTCACTGTTGCGGATACCAACGTGAACACCAACACCACCACCCATCATCGAGAGCCAGTTAGTCTCTGAAAGATTATCGACCAAACCTTCTGCACTATCATCCATATAGTTAAGAAAACAGCTAATAGGCAACCCGCGCTTAGAACGACCAAAAGATAAGATAGGAGTAGAATAGCTGAGCCAATGCTTACTAGAGTAGTCATACAGTCTTTGAGCATGTTCTTGATTGCTGGCAAATGCTGCTGATACAAACGCAAAACGTTCTTGTGGAGAGTGTTCATCATCTTTCATGTAGCTTTCTTTAAGACGCTGTAGTCCAAGCTCATCGAACAATGCGTCACGGGATAGGTCAATGTCAACCTTGAATGTCATGTAATACCTTAGTGTTATGGAAAAAGAAAGCAGCCGAAGCTGCTTAGGTGTTGGAGGGATAGAAGTTATACCACTTATCGTAGGTCGCCGCTGCCCTGAATGACATCACGTTGTTGCCTAGACGACAGCTTCTCTAGGTTGTGCTCAGCCACTTGCGACAACATCCAGCCATGATCTTTAGCAACAGCAGCAACCTGCCACATAACATCACCAAGTTCTTTCTTGATGTGCATGTTGTATTCAACAACATCACCCCCATCTCGGCGGTGCTTTGCTGCCTTACCCGCTACTTCACCAGCCTCTGCGAAGAGATTGAGTAGGGCATATTCTCGATCTGCCGTAGGTAGACGGAAGGTCATTGCTTCCCGTTGGTATTGATCAAGGTTCATTCTGTGTCCTCTGTTGGTGTAACTGCTTTACCAGCTTCAATTGCATCGGTGATACATGCGATGAGGGCGTAGCGAAGCAGAAACTCTTTAGCTTCTTCATCCATGATGACATTGAAGTCGGCAGAACCGTCTTCGTTTTCTTTGTAGTTTTCAAGTTCGATTTTCATTTCTTCCTCACTGCATAAATAATAAGACCGATGATTTTGCTGAGCATTATTGCCACCTGAATCAGCAGTGGTGACAATACAAACCACCAAGACCAATCAATGATTTCTGTCAACTTCAATGTAATGAAGATGAGCGTTAGTACACTTAAGAAGTTCATTAAAACAATTCCTTTTTCAGTTCTTTAATCTTAGCTGTCACATAGTGCGACAACACTTTGAAGTCAACCTTTGGATTCTTAAACTCCTTCACGAAGTTCCAAGTCTCTTCAGTGACTACATCGTACCACACAGTGTTGATCAGTCGAGGGATATACTTCGATGACCAGCCACCCATCTCGTTGACAATCTTTGCCTCCACCTTGTCAACCAAAGCTTGCGTCACATACTTAGTGGCAATCTTCTCTTCAACGATTTCACAACCAACAACAGGCGCACCCATCTCAAGGTGATGTTTAGCTTTGAATTCGTTGCCGACAATCTTGGCCCAAGTCTGACGACCATACTTGTTCTGGTAGTCATAGTTCTTGATGACGACACCTTCACCACTGCCTTCACCGTCCTTCACCAAGTAGTGTGCCTTACTCAGACACTCAGTGAAATGGACTTCAGTACCATTCTTGATGATGGCAATAGGTGCAATGACGTTGATGCCAGCAACAACAAGTGGTGCTGCGTATTCGTCATAGCTAAGCAGCCGTTCTTTATTGCGGTCATACACATCGAACACATAGAACTTACGCCATGCGTCATCGTTGTAGGTCTTCAATGTGTGCGGCACAAGCCATTCACCGTAGAGAACATGTGAAGGATTGTCATAGATATAAGGCACAACAGCGTTGTCGTCCATCATAGCCTTCATGAATCCAGCATTGTCGTTGTCAGGTGACAGTTCACGGTTGCGACTACCACAACAAAACTTCTCACCCATAGGTTTTGAACCATCAAACCAAACACTACCGTTAGTGCCGTCCAGCTTAGGGAACACATAACATGTACCCACTTCGATACCTTCCACTTCGGTGTTGCCGTAGCGTTCAAGGTGTTGATATTTAATGAAGCTCATACTTTCTTTTTCCTTTCTGTTTTCTCTTGATCAGTTTTGATTTTATGACAAGGCTTACACATCACTTGCAGATTCTCCATCTCACAGAACATACGTTCAATGAAGTTGTCCCATGTAGTGAAGCCCTTCTTAGGGTCTACAACAGGCAGGATGTGATCTACCTGTACATCAGCAGCAACAAAGAGTTGTTTGCATTCAGCACAGTTGTAATGCATAGCCTGCTTACCCGTCTTAGCGTTCACCTTCTTACCTACAAAAGCTTCTTTCAAAGCCTTGTATTTAGGAGGCCAACGCCTTGACGCTGCACGTAAGGCAGAGGTTACGAAGCTTCTGAATCGTGCCTCTGTCCACTCACCACCATTGCGTTCTTTAATGGTCACTAGGCACCGCTTCAAAGGCAACGTTAGTCATGTCCAACACATCGGCTGGTTCAACTAAGATGTTTTGAACAATACTACACACATCATCAACGTCCAAAGCAACGAAGTAATATGTGCTGTCCTCGGTGTCCTGCACCGCCACAACAAAACCATTCTCTGCATCAGTAATTGTTATCTTCATTCCAGTCCTTCAACATCAACTTTGTTGAATGTAATCTCAGCATCAAGCCTACTCATTGCATAGATGATATGTTCCTTGACTGTCTCAACAAGGTAGTCTTCATTGGAAAACTCAGCACCCAAGTCTTCGACATCAATCTCAGCTTCAAATGTCACTGTTACTTTTGTCATCAATCTTTCCTTCAAGTTCAATCAACAAATCAATATAATGTTTAGCTTTCTCCAAGTCTTTGACACCGTTCTTGTTACGCCAACGACTAACATACTTGATAACATTGCCCTCAAAATAACCAATGTTATTGGCATGGATGTATTCGACAGGTTGAATGGCTAAGTCTTTGTAATGAGTTCCAGAAACTTGAACATCCAATGCTCGTTTGTTGGTTGCTTCATCAATGTTTTTGAACACATCAACTGCTGTCCATTTGGTGTATATGGATTTATCACCTATATGTTTCACCTCGCAACTATCACAAGGTTTATCAAAAACAGAACAGTCTTCGTAAAAACAATTATAACAGTTATTATCAATCATTGCATACCTCCTTCACACTTAGTGTCTTTAGTAAACAAAGGCACCATGTTGTCACCAATTAGAACAGTGCCAACAAGTTGTTCAGCCCTATCACGCAGTAGCTCAGTAAACTTAGCGCTCTCTTCCATCAAAGGAACAGCAGCAGCAAGATAGCTGGCAACAGTGAGCAGGCTCTTCATGTGATCGTCGTCAAGATCAACAGGACCAGCAACATTCACCAACAACTGAAAGCTACCATCCCATTCAACACCATCTTCAATGATGGGTCGCAGCACTACAGCTACGTCATTCTTTTTGAGGGGGGAATCCATGTTTGTCCTTCATGTCTACGTAAAAAAAGTAGATGGGCGTTCTCAACAACCCTATCTTCGTTGTCATCATAGGCTTCAAAGCAGCGCTGAAACATCTCTGCTTCATCCTCTGCGTCCTGTAACATCTTCCTAGCCTTGACATTGCCAATGCCACGAAGTCCTATGATGTTGTCAGCAGCATCACCTGTCAATATCTGCATGTAAAATCTGAGCAACCCTTCAGCCTCAGTGATGTAGTAGGCTTCCTTCTTGACGAAGTTGTAATGCCATCCAGCCACCTGATCTAAGTCTTTGTCCAACGAAACAATGACCCCATTGTCACCAAGCTTTGTAGCTTCAATAGCAATGGAGTCATCAGCCTCTTGACCTTCAGACATGTCAGCTTTCCACTCTTGCATCAGATGACTACGCAGTGCTGCCAAATGTTTAGGCTTCACCTTGTCTGCTCTGTTACCTTTGTAGGGGGCTGTGATGGCTATGTCGTTTCTGAAGTTACCCTTACCTGTGAGGAAGAGTTTCCATTGATCAACATAACCACACTTGTCTACACCACACATGATAGTGTTGATGATGAGAGAGTCTACAGACCGCTTAGCCTGTAGCTCATCCTCATTCTCACATGCTGCTGCGGCTCGGTATGCGTAGATGTCCGAGTCGAGAAGCGCTATCATTTACAGAACGTCTTCGTCGTCAGCAGAGATGTTGCCACCATCAGCATAGGCTACCAAGTCAGTGATGACCAGCTTAGCCAATGAAGGGCTGACACCTTTCTTGTTCTTGTACGTCCATGCATAGCTACCAATCATACAGATAGATTTGCTACCGTTGCCGATGTCTTCAACGATTTCGTCACCGTCAGAATCAAAAGCTTTGATGGGGCGCTGGCTCTTGCATGTAATGTACTTACCCTGCTCAGGCTTCTTTTCCAAGTTCTCTTGGACAGAGATGCCCATGTCTTCCAGTGCAGCCACTGCTTTGTCAGACAGGTTACACAGATCAACTGTGTAAGCATCAGCCATTTCATTCTTACGATTCAACGAAGCCCAGTAAACTGTAGCTTTAATTTTCAACTTGTCACTCATTTGAGTTTCCTTTGATTTAAATGCTGACCAATTCAATAGGGGTCAGCTTCCTATATTCTTCAGGTCGCTAGACTTATTGTATCACCAGCTTTGCAGCAGTGTCAATGTAGTATTTGTAATCGATGTCCTTCCAAGTGAAGTCATTGATGTCATTACATGTCCACATACCATAGCCTTCACCAATCGATATGCGTCTAGGCTCAGCCTCGTCCTTCAATGGTGGCATCACTTTGATCAATGCTCCACCAGCATTGCATGCATAGTAGCGACATGTATTCTGTTGCTCAATCTGTACATTGTCAACAATGAGAAACAGTTTGCTGCTGCGTGGCACCTTAGCTCTGAGCATGAAGTCATACTTGTTCTTGTGACCCTTGATGAATACGTCGAGAGGAATACCATGAATCATCGCAGCTTCAGCAGCCTTCGGTATCACAAGTCCACCCTGATCTTGATGCCAACCCAAACCTTCGTGTTGATAAGCACCCTTACGTTTTACTTTACCGTCTGTATATACAGCGATGTAGTTATTAACGTCACGAATAATCATCTTGGAATACTCAGCATACTCTAGCTGTAGGCCAACTTGCTTCTGCCATGCGTCACAAACTCTATCGTATTGATCACGCTTACTACGAGGCAGCTTCACAGTGATACCGTCTGTGTTGACCTGCACAATGGACA